GACGAGGTAGAAGCTCAAAACTTCTTTTTAAATTAATGGCAAATAGTTTTATAAATAAAAAAGTAGATTTAACTACAACGGATTTAACCACTCTATATACTGTGCCAACTGCAAAAACATCTGTGGTAAAATCCATATTGGTTTCCAATGATGCAGGATCTGGTTGTAATATAGATGTTACTCTAGTAGATGCTAGTGGTAATATATTTAGTCTATTTAAAACAAAGACCATAGCAACAATTACTACAACAGAACTTTTAACCAATCCTCTTGTAATGGAGGAAAGTGAGATATTAAAGGTACAAGCCTCTGACGCGAACGAGCTGCACGTCATAGCTTCGATATTAGAAATACAGCCGCGAGAGGTAACAACATAATGCAAGAAATGAAACCAGAAAAGATAATAGAAAAGATAACTAACAAGAAAACAGGCGAAGAATACAAGGATGATGCTGAGTGGAAAGCAAAAGGCATATCTCCTGATGATATCAGAAGAGATGTTACTGTGGTGATGCCTAGCCTTGATTTTCTAAGTAAAACAAAATAAGATAGATAGATGGCCATAACAAGATCACAACAAGCAAAACAGATGTTGCAAGACGGCGGTATGCTAGTCAAACCAGGATTTGGTGGAACTAGACAGGGATATCGTGGACCCGGTGAATACCGGAGTGGTAAATCAGATCCAGCAAAATCAGGACCTACAAACAATCAAGTTGATACAGGAGATTTTGGTAGTGAAGAAGCAAATGTAAAACAAAACATTGCAGCTACTTTAGGCGGTTCGGGTAGATCCGATCCTATAGAGTCTGTAGATAACTTACGAAGATTTTTAAACACGAGACCCACGGTAAAAAGATTACCTCCGATAGGACCTTTTGGCATTGCAACAAATTTATTTAACAAACAATTTCAAAGACTTTCTGATTTTACAACAAAAAAGAATAGAGATTTTTTTCAAAAAGTAATCGGTGCAGGGAGATTAAATTTGGGTGGAAAAACAATTGATTTGGAAACAGTTGGTCAAATGACTGAAGACGAATTAGAAGATGCTTATCAAGATTATCTGTCAGCTAGAATGAACAATGAAATAGATGCGTATGGTAATCCTATTAATAGAGGCGATGGAGAAGGTTCTAATATTTTAATACCACAAGGTATTATGACCCAAGCACCAAGCATCACGGAACCTGAACCAGAAGAAGAAGTTGATATGGATGATAGATATTTAGCATTCAGAGCTGATGGTGGTAGGATAGGATTTTTTAAAGGTGCACAGGCAGATGCTAGTGCAGGCAAAGGAGCTATGTCTCCTGGAACAGATACAGGTGGAGGATTTAGAGGTGGTGGAGATAAAGGACCTAAAGGACCACCTAAAGGACCAACTGGTGATAATCAAAAAACACCTGTTGTAGTAAACCCTTTAAAAAATTTATCAACACATTTTGCTAACAATCAAAAATTAAAAGATGCTGTAGCTCTTGGTTTGATTACAAATGATGAGTATAATATACTTGGTGGTTATGATGTAAAACAAACTATGGGAATGGGACCTGTGGATTCTTTTATAGGTTCTTTAGCTTATAATACTGTGCAAAGTTTAAAAGGAGATCAACCTTTTGGAGAAATATTTGGTGATGCAAAAAGAACTGCAATAGGCGCATCAAACATATCTCCAGAATTACAAGCTAAATATGAAAACATAATACAAATGGCTGATGGCGGTAGAGCAGGTTTAGCAGAAGGTGGCATTATGAATCCTAATATCATAGGTGGTGAGATGGATTTCGAATCAGCAAGACAGATGTATGGTCTAGGTAAACTTGTTAAGAAAGTTACAAGAACAGTCAAGAAGATTGCAAAGTCACCGATAGGTAAAGCTGCATTATTATATACAGGAGCAGCAGGTCTAGGAGCTTTAGGGGCAGGGACAGGATTTGCAGGATTTAAATCTTCTCTATTTAGTCCATCTACAATTTTAAGTAATTTAGCAGCGGGTGGTAGAAAATTAGGTATTTTAAAAACTCAATTTCCAGCTTTTTCAGAAAGAGTGGGCCCATTGTCTAAACTTGGAGTAGGATCAGCTATATTTGGAGCATCAGTATTAGCAGGATTACTAACACCAGCTCAAGAAGAAGAAGCTCAGGAATTAGCAAGAGGTGAGGGTATAGATATAGAGGCAGCTAGACGATCTATTTTAAATGCTGGAACTGCACAAGATTTTAGAGCAAGAAGATTTGTAGCTGAGGGTGGTTCTATGAAAGAACCAGTAGCTAAAAAGACTATGCCACTATTAGATATGGGTGGCAAAGAGATGGATTTAAGAGCTGAAGGTGGATTTGTGCCAATAGGACGTATGGAAAAAGCAGATGATGTACCTGCAAGATTATCGAAAAATGAGTTTGTATTTACAGCAGATGCTGTTAGAAACGCTGGTGATGGAGATGTGGACAAAGGCGCAGAAGTTATGTATAACATGATGAAGAACCTCGAAGCCGGGGGTGACGTATCTGAAGAATCG